ACACAAAAATTAAAGAGCTATATCTATATTATATGTTAGTCTGTAGATAGCAAGGAGTGGTTACCTTGTTGCAACGCTAAGAAAACCTCAAGGGTGTGGTTCCTCTTGGGGTTTTCTTTATGGAAATCTATGCTATATTGATTTTACAAGTCTATAATTCGGTCTCTTCCCTAGGTCGATCTTCCCCCAAACCAATGCGAAGTGCTTTTATAGACAAGGGGGTAACTAAGCAATCTTCCCTTAACCAAGTCTTCGACCTCTGTAGTTAGGGATTGTTGATTGTTTATATACAAAGAAGCACTAACAACCCATGCTACTGCGTTGTTGGTGCTTTCTTTTATGGGTTCCAAAGTTTTACTTCACCTGTATTGTAATCATAATCTCCCTCTCTAA